TACCCGTACTAATCATACCTCGTCTAGCATATAATCTAAGTTCACTGCTATCTAAATCTGTAGTTAATTTAACAGAACCATAGTTAGTTATTGCACTAAATGATGCCGCTAAGTTTATATCAACAGATGTTTCATATAATAAATTAAGAGTGCCAGAACCAGATATAGTAGTTGTTGATATACCTAAAAATATATACCTATCTGTTCCACTTGAGTTGTCCTTGTAATATATCAAATCACCAGCATATATCTGACCTGATGAACCCCCAGAGGCAACATCTACTGTATAACTTGTTTGCCCCATAGTGTATGTACTACCAGAGTCAAGGGCCATTCCAGTATTAATTGGTGTACCTATTGGTGACTCTGTAGAATAAACGTATTCATCTGAATATAAATATTTTTTATTATTAACTCTCGATAATAACTTACCAATATCATCTCTACCTGTGATAGTATATTTCATTTGTGAGTTTTGAGTTTCGCTCTGTATATATTCAACAGTTCCATCAAACACAACATTATCAATAAATCCTGATGTGCTAATATAGTGAATAATAGGAGCAATATATTTCGTGGAATTTGTAGTCACTACAGCATTTGCTCGCTGTTCGCTACCATATTGATATATATTAAGTCCTGTTGAAGTACTATCTAATTCAAAGTATTGATTATTTTTATCAGCCTTTTCTACAGAAAATCTATAACTTCTAAGGTCACCATCACTCACTACTACGTCTAAATTATTGTAATCTACTTCAGAAGTAGTTAACGCAATACCATTTCTTGTAATGTTTCCTGACCCATCTATTTCTGTGTCAATATTAGCATTTGTCATTAAGTTAGATTGCTTACCAGACCACGGCCTTCTAAAAGCCTTTACTGAAGTTAAATCTTCTGGTAATAATGTTGCAGAAGTAAATGTTGTATCTGTAAGATTTTTATACCCACTAATTGTAAGTATTTGCTCTCCGCCACTTCTTGCTCCGATAGAACCGACAATATAAATACGATTTTCTATTTTAATGGTTTCGCCAGTGCCTAGTATTCTTCTAAGGTCATGCTCCGCATCTAGTTCTGTAAAGGTTATTGCAGTGCTTCCGCTTGTAATATTTACCTTTCCGGGCAAGTTAACGTTGTAGTTATTAGAAAATTTCTGTTCGTATAAAACCGAGCGAACTTTAAAATCATCGTTAATTTTTACTTTTTCATCTAGTATTTTTTCAAAGTCAAATATTTTAAGTTCTGCATAGTTACCAGATACTGTAATAGTTTTAGATACATTTACAGATTCTATATTCTCTAAAATTTTAGTTAATTCTGGTGATTCAACTAATCGTAAATGATTAGAAGGTCCGGACCTAGTAACACTACTAAGTGAGCCGGGAGCAGTATTAGTATATACTGCCCTACTAGAATTTCTAAAACAATCATTCCATGTTGTTTGGTCGTTTGTATAAGTGCCAGCAAAATGAGGTTTAGAACCAGCGGTCGATATATCATCGTTATAATTTTCATCAACAATTCGAATTGTTTGTTTAAATGGACTCTTATCTAGTAATCTAGGACCAAAAGAAGGAGTAGTTAAAAAACATATGTTGTTATTTTCTGTACTGGATGAACTAACATATCTACTTTTTACCACTTCATATTTTGTATTATGTGCTAATTCGTTATTTATTGGATTATCTATATGGTCGTTATAGAAATAAAAAGTGGGTCTACTAACATTTACGACATGGTTATGTTTATTCCCAGTGCTTGTTAAACCATAACCCACTGCGACTAAATCATTATAACTAGCATCGGTAGTATCTGGACCTCTAAATATAGCAAACTTAGTGCCTGTAGGAATATCTTCTTTTAATCTAGGTTCAAACTCAAACCCATCTCCCATAGTATCGTATTTAATTACCTCAGTAATTTTAGCAAAATGGTGTTTATTACCATTATCTGAATGAATTAATACGAAATAATCATTAGCAGTTTTTAAAACACCGCCAGATATTATAGTTGAGAGTGTAACATTAGAATGGATTTTATATCCGGGAGTTGTGCTTAGTGTTGTTTGGTGGCTTAGGGTATCAGTGCTTATAGGGTATTCTCTATTAAGTGCTGATGACGACACCCCATTGATAGTATTTGCGTTAGCAGAACCTCTTGCATCCCAAATTTCAAAACAGTTCAAATCATTAGTTTGCGCCCCACCTGAATCAAATTCAATTATGGTAGGATTAGTGGGGGCTGTTAACCCTTTATTAGAAGCAGTGCTAGTAATACTACCAGTAGGTATAGCATCTCCAGCATTTAGAACGTATATACCAGTAGTCATATATCTGCCTCTTCAAAATCAATATATAGTAAAGTATCATTGTATTGTGGAAGTAAAGTGGTAGTAGTATTCATACTTTGTTTTGCTCCGCGCAGCACAGCGACTTCATGTAGTTCGCCCATAAATTGTGAATATCTTTTAGCGGAATCAGTTCTATCCTGCCCCAGTGTTATGTCAGCATTTCCAAAACTAAAGGTATTAGTATCTGTGTGTTTACCGGTCGCAACCTTTGAACCATTATAAAATACGTTAATAGAGTTAGAGGCTTTACTATAACTTACCCCTACATGATGTGCGGAAAGGGGATATGTTATTTCTTTAGGTGCTTCAATGTATATATCTGTACTAGAGGGAACAGCACTAGTAATATCTCTATCCATATTAAATTGAATATCTGATGAACCTATCACACCAACACTTTGAATTATACCAATAAGTGTTCCATCTGATTTAAATAAACTAAAATCGTTATCTAATCTTAGTTGATTAAGTCCAGAATCACTATCTGCGACACGTAATCTACTTGCTGAAGAACCCACTGTTCCTGTAAATCCGGTCTTAATATATTTTACATCATTATTGCTGTAAGATAAATTAAGTGGGTCACCGTGAGACATACTATGGGTAGTTCTAGATTTAAATATTTTAGCCGTTCTTACCGTAGAGGTAGATGCCGCTCCAGTAGTTAATTGTACTTCAATGTAATATTCAGCAGGTTGGTTTACTGTAGTAGTTGTATCATTAATAAGATATAACTTTAAATTACTACTTGAAAATAAACACATCCTATGAGTTAACCTGTTTGCTAAAGTCATATAAGTTATGTCTTCACTAGTTCCACTAATATTAGTCGCCATCGCAGGCATTGTTTTTTGACTAGTTTGATTACCAAAACCACCATTAGCACATTTTCCCAGTGGTCTACTACCGCTAGTTGTTGCATCTGTTGAATTAGAACCATACCCATTAACATCGTAAGGTGTAAATAACACCTCTAAACTAAAACTACCTTCATGGTCCCATATACCTCTATTTTCAGTAGCCACGTTATCGGAGTAATCAACACTAATATATCCATTACACATAACAGGAAATTGTAAACCATACTGCCTACCAGCATAAGGTATAAGATTCATGAGTCCTCACCGAATACATCCTTAGCAGAACCTAGAACATCGAAGATAAACTCACCTTGTATACTAAATGTTAACCAAGGTTGACCCGGAACAAAATCTGTAGTAATGTTTTGAATTACAACAGGATGAGTTTGTATAGTAGAAGAATGTGAAGGTGTAAAATAAGCAGAATTGTCTAACGTTACTGAACGTAAGTTATCTTGAAATCTAGATTTAAATGAAAATGGTATAAGAGGTAAGTATTCTACAGGCGTATTTTCATTAACACCTGAATGATAATTATAGTCATACCCCACCCTACTAGGCACCAATACTGCCATGTTGGTAATATTTTGGTAAGGTTGTAAAAAGGAAGAATCTAAAGCGGAGTGTAAAAACTGTGCTACCTCTTGGGCAGTTAAAACTCTAGCAACCTCGGAACCATCCTTACCGGGATAACCATCAGTAGATAGTGGATTAGTTTCATCCATCCTACCACCTGTAGGGAATTTTTTAACTAACAATTGTTCAGTAATAATACCACCCATATTGAATGTTTTAGTTGCAGCAGCAAGGTCGATTGATAGTGTTTTTGATTCCCCTGTAACTAATGCTGTTCCGGGAACAGGAAAAGTAGGACGCTGCTTAGTTGTTTGTACTCCGAATGTCTCAGCCAATAAACCAATTCTATTTGTAATTGGAGATTGTGCGCCTAAGTCATCATCTGCTCTAGCACCTAAATCTAAAAACACATGGTAAGACATTCCTTTTGTTTGAGGAATTTGTGAAACAGCAGTTATAGAATCAGTATTAAATAATACATTAGTAACTACTGAACCATTTGATACAGTTTCTGTAACTAACTCCTGTGTTACGGTTATAATATCACCGCTCACTGAATCAATAACATATGTTCCTGTATTACTTGATGAATTAACAATAGTAATTAAAGCACCTGTAAAAAAACTAGATGTGTTAAAATTAGTATTTGCGTTATTCTCAATATTCTTCCCACTTATATTGTATTGTTGTACTTCTGAAAATGCCATCATGCTCCCCTCGTTCTACTTGCTGTAGTGCGGTTAACTTCCATATTAACCATACGCCCAATCTTTTGTGCTATTTCTCTTAGTTCAGCATCAGATGCGCCAACACGACCTTGAACTGTTACATTGATTGTATTTCCTGTCATAGCCCTAGATTCTGTATTACTATAAACTCTAGAGCCAACAGGTAAAGATACTAATTCAGGCCCTCTTTCTCCGACTAACTGCATACCTCTATTTCTAACAACACCACCATTAGCAAATGGGATTGCTGATGCCACTGCCGCTGCTATTGCTCCCGCTAAGAAAGTAGCAGCAACAGCCAACCACATACCCGAAGCAATAAATATAATAGCAGCAGCAATAGTAGATATAATTATTCCTAAATTAAGTAGTGAACTCAGTATCCCTCTTCCCTGCTCTTGCATTCTTTCTAAGTAAGAACCAATAAATCCTGATATGAATAAAAATGCCGCCTCCAATAATCCACCAAATATCCCCAAAAATATTTTTACAGCACCTTCAAATATATCTGATAATGCAGGTAATAACTCTCTAAATGCTTTAAAATCTCCATCAAGGACTCTATTAACTATATCAAAAATACTCATTAATCCACCTATTAGAAGAACTACACCTTCTTTTAAGGTTTCATAACCTCTTGTTATTCCTGCCCAAGCAGCAACTAACGCATCCCATATAGCAAATAATACTTCCTTTAGATTTGCTTGTTTAGCAAATAAGTAAAAAGCAACAGCGACTAATATAATTGTACCAATGGCTCTAATAATACTCAATGCCATTTTACCTACATTTCTTATTGTTTTTACCATCTCAGCAGGTTTTATTTTATTAAATATATTTGTCCATGTTTCGACAACCTTTCGCTGATTTTTTTGAAATTTGGTTAAATTGGCCTCATTTTCTTCTTTATCTTTGACCTCTTTTATTTGTGCCTCGAATTTAGCAGCACGTTTAGCCATTTGGGCTTTATTACCGCCTATCGAACCGCCTATTTTTTTAATTTGTTCTTCTAATGCTTCGAGTTGTTTTACCTCTTCAAACGATAATTTACCTACACCTTCCTTACCACCATAATCCATTGTTCGTCCTTCGACCCTTTTAGCAAATTTTTGTTTTTCTCTCAGAAAATCTCTCATCTCTTGAAATTCTTCTAATTTAGCCCTTCGGTCTTTTTGTTCTTTCTTAAACAATTCCTCTGCTGCGTTTTTTTGTTCTATAAGAGTTTCTAGTTTGCTCTTTTCTATTTTTTCTTCTACTTCTGCTTTTTTTGCTCCCATGTCTTGAATCATTCTAGCAGTTTCACTCACCGCTTTTAGAGAATCGAAACCACCCATTATTGTGCTCTGTAAAGCATATGCCTCATAACTAACTTTAGCACTAATACGTCTAACTGCTAACCATGATTGAGCAAAAGCCTTCTGTTTTAAAGAAGCATCCTTTCTGTTCGTTGTCGCTAATTTACTAATTTTAACGAATTTTCTTTGTTCATCTGTCAAAAAATTCAATAAACCCTTTGATTCTTTTGAGGCTTCTTTCATATTTTTGGCTGACTCACCAGTATCTTTTTTAATATCTTGTATAGCCTTTACAAGTTTATCAATAAATTCATCATCAGCCAAAGTTTACACCATCCTTGCTACTAATATTAGGAGAAGAAGATGTATTTTTTGTGGCCTTGTCTAGCATTTCTGCTTCGTATGTTTTAATTTCAGTGAATATAGTCATCAAATCAGTAACTAAACTAATAGGATAGTTACTCAACTCATGTGGGGGAATATTCAATTCTTTCGCTAAAGTATACATAACTAACCTCGAAGCAATTTGTGGATTATCTACTTTTCCTGTTCTTATTGCTCGTCGGTAGGCACTTTTAAATCCTCATCCACCTCGTTAAATCCAAAGGGATTTGGTAAAATCTCCTTGATTTGCGAGCCGATATAGGGATTAAGACCTAATACATCCATAGCACTAAGAGCAGGTTCAGTTTTCTCCACAAATGCATCCCAAAGGTAACGGTATACTTCCGCCATATCTAGGTTCACTTCTTGAGAACCAGCATTGAAGTCGAATAACTTCATTTGCGCCTGTTCTAATTGCAGGAACGTTGGTTCCTTAATCCAAATTTTTAGGTACTCTTCGCTACCGGGAGCGATTCTAACATAATGCTCTGTTGCTTGTCGTGAAACTAGCAACTTGCTTTTATCTGTGGCTATTGTGTAACTCATAGTTGTCACTAACCTTAGCAATACGCCCTTTATTAATAAACCTTATGCAGTTATCCTTGAAGAACCCAAGAGGTTTTAGTAGATATCTCGGTTCCCTTACGGATAGGCATAATAGTAAATGATACTTCAAGCGGCCCTCGGTCCTCGGTAGGTCCGGGGAAACTAGCAACAGAAATCATATAATCATCGAATTGAAGTTTAATATTTTCTCCGGTTGCTTTGGTTAGAAGTAACTGAATATTAGCATTACTCATAGCACTACGGAAGGAATCCTCATTTCTAAGTTCTGCAAATAGCCTTCGGTCTGTTAGTTGAGCAGTCATATTAATAGTATATGTCCTTTGTCCGGGTAGTGCGCTTTGTATTTTCTTATTGTGTTGGCCGATAAAGCGTTTATCAATTAGAGTGTTTTCTATGGCTAAATCGAAAGTAGTAACACGCATAAATTCACTACCGAATAAACTAATAGTTCCATCGCTAAAGTAATATGGAGTTAAGAACTCTTGCTTAGATGCAGTAGCCGCTCCAGTATTCTGTCCGAAGTTGTTAAGAACTCTAGGTAAGTTAGAACCCTTAGTGATATTATTTGTAGCATCATAGGCCCTTCCAACATATCCTGTAGGACAATCAAAGACGGTTTTAACATTAAATGACATGTTAGCGGTAACTGCAGATTCCGCAGAAGCAGTTAAAGTCAATGAACCCATTGTTGCTCCCGGATGTATTTCTGCATATACGTTATCTTTCGTATCAAAAGTAGTTGCATCTTGTCTTGCAGTTGTTCCTCGGTCAACCATTGGTATAGAGTCAACATTTGAACCCTTTTCTGCTACTAACTCAAAAGCGAAAGAAGGTAATGTATTATCATTTCTTTCTGTAAAAGTATATGTGAAACCGTCATCCATTAAACCGTCTGTACCAACAGTAGGTTCTGTGATTTCTTTTGCAGCAGTTCCCGGTAATAGTGGTGGGCAAATAGAATTTGAACCCTTTAATACTCTATGGAAAAACGGACCACTAGAATTACCCGCAACTGCGGCAGTAGAACCGTTAGTAGCAACCAATGTTTTGTGTTCACTAGTAGGACTACCTATATCAAACGGGTCTGTAAGATAACCACCTGTTACGGATGGGAATGTTAAAGCAGTAGAACCTAAAGCATAATGAAGCCATGTTCCGTGATTTAATGTAACATCTAAAGTTGCCCCTGCTGGAGTTTCCATACCTTTGTATTGATATGTTACGTTTCTAGTTCCACCAATAGCCATCATTTTTTGTTCTGTCATTACATCTGGTGTAGATGGAGTAGCAGAATCTACTAACCCCAACCAGTTATCTGAAAGAATTCTTGCACTTACTCTAGCAATAGAAGTTAAGCCCGCTGCTAAAGCATTAGAAGCAGGTCTACCCCAATATAATTCATGCCCTGCACCAAAACTCTGTGAGCCTGCTTGAGCAAATGTAACTGTTGTACCATCGGAACTAAGTTCTATTACGATACCAATAACTGCTGCATTTGTTCTAGTATTTAAATCACCTGAAATAAAATCACCTGCTGTTAAAATTCCGGTCATAGATGTAGGCATAACTACTGTACCAATACTATTTGTAGCACTTGAAGCACCCGAAACTGTACCTAAAGCATCAGATAAAAAGTGAACTGTATCATCTGTGGAATTACCATCATGTGCATCCCTTGATGATAATGCAGTATTATTAGCAGAATAACCCCAGACCTTACCGACATTAACACCGTTTGCTGTATCATAAACTAATTCATCAACTGCTAATTTAGTTAAATCTGTACCTGATGTAGCAGTTACTTCTTCAATACCCGTTGTAAATGAAGCAACGGCAGCAACTGTTTCTAAACTAATAGGAGCAGGCACTACTGCACCATGTTGTTGTAAACAAATATATCCTCTTTGACGCGAGGCAGAAACAGCGCCATCTATATCAGCAAATAGTGATGGAAAATCATTTAAATTACCAGCAAAGTAAATAGCATCTGCATCATTACCTGCTACCATAGCAGTAAATTCTAATGCGTAAGAATCTCCAGAAGCATTTTTAGTATAAAATTCCGCTGTACAACCAGTATACAAATCAGGAACTAAATGGTAATAATCTGTAAAATGTTTTACAGCGTTACTGCCTTCTCCATGCGCGTCATCAATTACTACGCTTGTTCCATCCAAAGCATAACCTAAACTATACTTAATTAAGTGTTCTTTATTTGTGTTTTCTCTACCTAATGTTGGGCCATACGGCATATATCCTAAAAACAGTTTTGCTTCAGGGGCCATAGTCATTGTTAGACCGGAACCCATCCATACTTCTGATGTTGACATTTTACTTACCTACTTTTTGTTAACATGTGACGCCTTGTGCTAATCTTCTCATTGTTATATTTACTTTATATCCGAATAATTTATTTCTCTTGTCGTTACTTTCTGTTCTTCCGCCTAGCATTAAGTGGTTAATATTCTGATACAACAAGCCATTTTTGATATAGCCCTTACGCCTTAATTCGATTATATACCTAACTATAATATAAAGGCTTCGGATTCTGTCTATGCCAAATGTACCCGTATTAGGTGAAACCTTACTTCCATTAGTTAGTGTTCTATCATCCTGTCTTGTGCGAATCCATATTTCCATTTCATGAATTTCGTCACGGGAATCCCAAAATACCGTAGGGTAATTTACAGTTTGAGAACTTTGAGAAACAATAAGTAAATCATTAGAATAAATAGGTTCGGGAGTTCCAGCAGTTCTATCTCCTGTTTCTACCTTACTAGTGTTAATCCTATTACCACCACGGGCGCGACCTTGAGCATCTGTATTTTTACCAGAATTCATATTTCTAATATCTAGTATTTGTGGAGTTACTGCGTGTATGTCTGCTATTTGTCCATTACCGTTTGTAGTATCTAAAGCAGTACAAGCAGCAGCCCAGTTATCACTAAGTATTGTAATAAGTGAAGTCGTTTCGTCTTCTGTTACTGCCATTATTCTTCACCCAGTAAACCATCAATAATTTGTCGCAACTCCTGAGCAGAAATTTCTCTTAAAGGTGTATTAGCAATAGTGTGTTGAACAACCCCCGTATTCATATTTACATAAATTGTGTTGTTGGGTCTGCTGTCCCTACTTAAAACAAAAGGAAGTTTAGATAATGCCATGTTATTAATTAATATGGTAGCAGGTGTCATTAAAAATGTATCGTCTCTTTTGAGTGTTTCCTCTGCAAATCGAAGTAATTCATCAGCATAATCCTTTAAGCCTGCGTCTTCCATATCTGGATGAAACATTGTAGTAAACCTACGATAGTGGAGTTGTTGATATTCCTTACTCTTAATAATATTAAACCACATTACTCAAACACCTTTTTTAATTCATCAGTAATTTTATTATTTATTTCTTCCTTTATAAATTTAGTAGTAAGTTCCTCTGACATTCTAACCCCAAGAAGTTCTTCGCTCATATTTTCTACTTCTTCTGCTTGCGACCTAGTAGTTTCTACTACATTAGGTATTTTTCCTTGTAAGGTTTGCAGTTTTTTTAAAATCTTATCAAACATTATCGTCGCCTTCTTAATGGTTTAGGGGGTTGGCTTCTATTGGGTGAAACAGTTGATTGTCTTGTCATATACGGACGTAGTTTATCTAAATATAAATCAGGAGGAATTTCTCTCTTTTTAATAAAACTATTTTCGAAATCTCTAGTTAATGTTCGGATTTTCCCTCCTTTGGGACCATATATTACTTCAGGACTATGTGTATAAGCAGTTCGCGTCCCGCGCGGACCACGTGACGGCGCTAAAGTTGAGGCAGAAATAGATTCAATATATCCCCTTGATACTAAATCTTGAACGGGTCGGGGGGTCACTTTACGCGCATATTTGTAAAAATGTTGGTATTTTCTTCCAGTCGTTCCACTTGTTGTTAAAGTGTATAAATTTTGTACTTTCTTAGTAATTTTACCCTTGACTAAAAGTTCCTCAATTATAGTATATTTTTTTGCTTCATCCGCAACTAATTCGTAAAACTTATCTTTAGCAAGAGGTTCCCTAAGTTCCATATGATTTTTAATTATATCGGAATATATTTTAGTAAATATACCATCTATAAGTTTTTTTCTATTTTTTTTCCTAAAACGTTTTGCTGTAGGAGTATTAATTATAAGTCGTAAACCTAATGTATCTGTAAGCCCCATAGAATAATTAGTAATAGCCATGCTAACTTCTGGACCATAGGTTTCTATACCAAGAAAAAACTCATTATCCTGTTTAATTATATCATACCACATATTAATCACTATCCAAGAAATAAATAAGGCGCTTTTTCATACCGAGAATTTTATCAATTTCTTCCTTATATTTAGTATATTTATCTGCTAAAGCAAGTCCGGCCTCACCGTTCTCACCAAGTAAAAGCGTTGAATCGTCTTCGGCCATAAGTTCACATGCTACAATTTTGGTAGCGGCCTCAGTAATAATAGCAGGGACTGACGCCCCTCCTGTAAGATATGTAACACGAATAGAGTGTTTTTGATTATATGGGTAGTTAGTTCGGAAAAATATAGCGCCATCATTACGAATATCCCACCAGTCCTGCTCTCGGCCACGGGCTTCGGTATCTGAAAAATCTTCCCTTGAAACCCCACTACCGCTTACTGTAAGTGTGCAGTTTTTACCATCATCGCCCAGTAGCGTAGATGAGATTACTATCTTATTGTCCTGCTCCACAGTAGCATAAAAGAAATCACTAATAGAATCTGAACCTGATGTTATAGCCTTCCTTCCACTTGACCCGGTAAACCCATTAGTCATAACAGGTAACTGTTCATTAATTAGGTACGCTAACTCATATGCAGCGGTGCGATTACCATAAGTAGTATTGAATGTACTAACCGTAGTTCCGGGAGTTAGTGTAAAAGTAGTCCCGCTATTAGGTAAACGTAAAACAACATTTGTAATATTAGTATGGTCAGTAATTGTTACAGAAGAAGTAGCACCAGCAAGTTCTTCCCACTGATTACCACGCCATACAGCAAGCCTAACTATTTTACGAAGGTTTTCTGCATTAAGTCGAATATACCCTACATAATCTGTATACTTATTATACATGCTAGCCCTATTCATTCTAAACATATCATAATCAAAATCATGATATTCGTTTTCGATTAAAATTGGTCGCCATGAATCTTTTGTATATTCGTCAATATAATCTTCTGCGTAGCGAATTAGTTCACCCACATGACCTTCTGTCGGATATGATGAATCATCGAATTCTGGAACGCTGAGTAAATTAGCAATTCTTGCCACGTCTGTATAGTAACCTATACCGTTTGCATAGTCCGCTTGATTTATTGATGTATCTGAAGGTCTGTGTATCATTCTGCTTCCACCCGTTTGAGTATTCTGTCTAACTCGTTAATGTTAGAGTAAAGTTCATTATAAATCCTTACCTTAAAGAAGTCATATATTTCACCTTTTCTCTTATCTCCATCAGAAATTCTGGCAGTTTCTTGTTGCGTTAATACACTTCTCATTGTATAGTTCCTACCATGTAGAGGAACCACAGTAAAATCGACGTTACCGCTAGTCGATTCAACTCGTTTTTTCTGCGAATACTGTAATTTAGCAAAGGACTTAAGTTTGTTACCAAACCTTTTTTGACCCCCATATGATTTATTAAATATAAAAGTGAGTTTTATTGTACCGCTTAAATCTGCAATATCTACGGTATTAAAACCAGCCGACCTCGTAAGAATATCAATAACCATTTGTTTAATATTATATCCTTTTAGTAACTTAAAACGACTATCTATTCCATCGTCTGTTATATTCTTTGATTGTTTAAATCTACTAATTGATTTTTTTACTTGTGTAATTAGGCTGTTTATAAAAGAAACTGAAGCCTCTTCGTTAACCTGCATCAATTGTTGTAAGAGAGTACGTGTGTCATATTCAGCATTAACATTTAATAGTTGTTTCTTATTCTCATTCCCTTCTAGTCCCTTTAGTTTCTCTTTCTCATCTTTTAAACTATTTATCGCGTTAGTATTTTCTTCACTTCTTCCAAATTCGTTAAGAAAATCTAATTTTTCTCTATATGCATCGTCTACATTATCTGATTCAGTAATTTTACGTATATGGGCTATAGTACCAATATCATCAGGGTTTTTTATTTCTCTTTCAAGTTCTAAAAACATCTCTGGGGATAATGTGTCATCTTGTACGATGCCCTCTTCTTCATCGGATTCTTCATCTTCCAATTCCTGCAAATCTTTCTCTTTCCTTTTCGCCCACTCTTCATATTCTTCATCGGACATATCCGAAGTTTCAGGCATTAATTCATCATCACTAGGCCCTAGTTGTTGGGTTATATCAGATATTAAAGTATACAGTGGTTCTATAACAGTCATTAATTTATCGTATTGTAAATCATCTTCTTCAATAACATTTGTAATATTAGATAATCTTTCAGAATATTGTTCCTTTACCTCATTACTAGCCGAACTGATGACAGCATTTAAAATACTAATAATAGATGTTATTTGGGTCTGCCTTAGTATTTTTTGAACATTATTACCTTTAATTATAGATAACATCCTATGTGTTTTGCTAAAATCCTGTAAAGTGTCTAAAGCCCTTTCAGCAATATTAAGTAACTTTTCGTCGGCGGATAATTCGACTGGTTCTGCATCATCTGTATTTTCTGTAGCGTATTTTTGTAAATTTAACTCTTGATTAAATTTTTGTATATTGGGTTTTCTAGTTTTAGTCATACTTTTTGCTGCGTCAGGAATTGGTGATTTTTTAGACAAATCTAAGTTAATATCTAGTGATAGTTCTACAGTATCTTTATCTGGAGTACTAGTATATACTACCGCTCTTGATTGTCGTTCTGATTTCTTTGTACCTGTTATTTTCTTAAATGTCTCAATAATACTTTCATCATCCTGTTGTCCATCTAACATATTTATTGTATCTTTGGTGTATTCTGCCTCACCTAGTAAATCTTCCATGTCATTTATAGATATGGGGTTTGTTCCCTCTAATATTCTTAATGGTAAATTTTTACCGTCTAATTCTACATCTACCTGTTTAGTAGTAGATTCTGTCAGTATTATTTTACCACCAGAAAGTTGTTCTAAAACTTCATCTGCAATTTCTGATGCTAATTTATTCACTGCATCTAAACCTTTTAGTTTTTTATTATCGTGTTCATTAACTAGTTCTATAACATAACAGACGTCTAAAAATTTGTTTAAGTCATCTCCATCACTGAAATTATTATTAAATGTTAAATCTTCTTTAAACTCCTTTACGTCAAAGGAAAAATCATATGTATTTTTATCCATAAATTTTTCTAATTTATCTAGAGATTCAGATTTAATTTTATCTAACAGTTCATCCATTTTTGAAAATTCATCAAACACAGATAATGGGTAAAATAATTCATAGTTATATGATATATGGTCTGGCGTACTTTTATCTACAATACTACGTGCCAAAAAATTAGCCAAGATTGTATACCAAGGTGCATTTTTATCTTTTCCTTTCATAAGTTCAATAACATCTTCGGGTGAATTAAGACCTTCCCACTTTATATCCACTCCCTGCCTTCTATATTCTTCTAGTTCTTCATCGGTTGTATTAGATTCTACCCCATTTAAAATTTTAGTAAATTCTCTTGGTGAAATAACATGTGCCCATCTTTTTGCGACTTCTAACATTTTATTAATATCAAGATAGTCCTTTTTGGTGCCTTCTCTTGCTGAACTAGCAGTAGCATATTGTACATCTTCGGTCATTTGTAAATATTGTTGAAAGAGAGGGTCATCTACAGTAGTAGGTGTTAATTTATAAAATTGTTCGCTTTCTCCCGTTTTATTTTTAATATCTCGTAACGTAATATTTGTATTGAAAAATTTACCGTCTTTAACTGCTTCTGCGATTGCAGTAAATTTATCAGGACCGGCTGCAGCAACATCAAGATTATCAATACTTTGAGTTAAGGCTTCTACTGTAGTTCCTTCGACACCCCGCAAAAAATCCTGTATACTCATGTCTAAAATACTGTTAAAGGCATCTCTATTAATATTATCAAACTCTTGCTCGTTAAAGTTAGGAATATATTGTTCGGCATCATCTTCATGAGAAAATACCCAACTAATTAATCCACGCTTCACGCTTTTAATTTGTGAAATTCTTGAAGCGTCCTGTACTACTCTACTAGGGTTTTGCACATTATTTATTTCGCCCTCATAAGCAGTACTTGGAAAAATATATTTATTTAATAAATTTATAGCAATTTCTTGGGTGTACTTTGTTTCTGCACCGATTGCAGTATAGTCCTTAAATGCAAGAACAGCAGTCAAGTGGCTCACTCCACAAGAACGTAAGCCTCTAAATTACTCCAAGAAGATGATTCAATTCGGAGTCCACCACGACAAAGAATACCACTAAATTCGTATAATTCAGTAGGGTCATTTCCACCGGCTCCACCGCTAGAACCCATACTCTTATATGCGAACTTTGCGACTAATCCAACAGTATCTCCACCGTTAATATCAATTACCATACCTGTATCTGAGGCATCATCAGCCATTGTTTCTGATACAGTAATTACAGTGTCGGTTAAAGCGGTAATTGTTTTGTCACCATCATTACCTGATTCATCGGAACTAGAAATAGTAATAACCATACCAACGCGTAAACCGCGATTTAACCATGAACCGCTAGATAAAGTGATTGTTTTATTCGATGCTGAAACAGCAACAGCGGCAGGGACAGTAAACCCACTACCAATATTATTTTCATAAATACTAAAATTAGCACCAACATCTGCTCCAGAGTTAGTACTAACTATTAATAATCCCCTAAACATACAAGGGTTTTCGTGCGTGGTAACATTACCATCACGTATCTTTTCTAATTGCTGAATAACATTTGTGTTTTCAGTACATCTAATGCTTCTTGTTCTAGGCATATAGTCACCGACTTAATACCACTACCCGCAAACCTACTTATAAACTTAGTGTAGATTTGCGGATAGCGGACATAATAATTATTCTTCTTCACCGGATAATAAACCTAGAAGTGTGGACTTAGTATCTAACTTAGAATACTCAAGTCCTTTTTCGTCACATAGACCTTGTAATTCTTTTTTGGTCATTGATAGTGAAGGTTCCTCTTGGGCTTCATCGGAAGATTCTTCTTCCTCCACCACAAGAGTTTCTTCAACAGTTTCTTCAACAGTTTCTTCAACTAATTCAGTTGTTTCTTCTGTTGTCTCTTCTGTTGTTTCTCCTTCAATTTCCCAACCTGCATCATTACTAAGCCTAGGCAACCAAGAGTCCGGCACTTCTATCCACATATTAGGGTAAAATTCTTTACCATATACGCGACAAAATCCATTTAAGTATCGTACTCGAACCATCTTATTCACCTCAGACCTGCCCATGTAATCTAACTCTAATAGTTCCGCAATCACCTGTTGCTTGTGCGCCACTAGAAGAAGTAATACATCTTAGAACTAAATGGTTGGCAATATGAGTATTACCGTCCGTTCCTAGTTGTACTGACCAATTTAATAATTGGTTTTCTTGTCCTAGTATTTCAACCTGAGAAACTGTTGATAACCCGAAGTCAGCATAAGCAATAACTTCTTGGTCCATAGTGAGAGTAATCTCGTCACCAGTTTCATCGGCATCTACTGCACTTAGAGTTAACACTTCACCCGCTAGGGACGTAAATGTTACAGTAGCGTTATTTCCACTATCTGCCGCATTTGTAATAATTACATTTTGTCCCGCGATAAGATTTGTTGGTAATGCTGTTCCACTAGTTCGGGTAAAAGTATTTGCCGAAGCGACAAAAGTACCCGTAGTAGTTGTTGCATCATCAAAATCTGTTACGTTAATAACAGCGTCGATAACGTATTGATTACCCATAACAAATGGTTTATCAGAACCTAAATGGTCACTAATTAGTGTTACTGTGTTAGTCATCTTATATCACACTCACGAAAGGTTTGTAATCTTACCTTGACCCTTGAAGAAAGTACAGACGACTTCACCAATTGTTCGGTAAAGCCCTCGGTTTCCAAGTTTGCCAACACCGAATGGGTCGCCAGCGTCAATACCGCCCTCGAAATATTCGGTTGGTTTTAGGGTGCATAGGAAAATATGGTCAGTATCTAGGATAAGAATATCCGAAAGACCAGAACCAGAACCTGTGCTTCCCATTTCCTTTGTTGGGATAATTGGGATATCATGGTATGTTGCAACCTTGAAACCAACTTCTCGACCCTTTACACCACGAACACCACTATGGCTAGGAACAATTTCTGTTCGTCCCATAAATCGCTCCTGAGATTGTAGTAATTCACCGAGAGCCTGAATTGTATCATAGCCTGTTAGGATAACCTTTGGTGAACCGCCACGAATCTGCAACTCGCGTAATGCTGTGTTTAGCAAGTTAAGAGTTAATGGTCGTCGTGCAGCATATGAAGTTCCGTAATCAACATATGCGTTTAGCCAATCAGCACCAGAAGAGGCACGGTCATGACCATAAAGACGAACTAACTCTTCAGCAGCAGTTTGTGTTCCAGTGATAATTACTCCACCGTCCATAGCGTTAACTTCATCATATGAAGAAACAATCTTATACAAAGAAGTTAGGTTGTTAGCAATTCCGCTTAATGGTGTAGCACCATTAAACTGGGATTCAAGTGGCATTAGAGCCATATGATTCATGACTTCTGCGTGAGAAACACCAATTTCTTCACGGTAAGCAGCCATAATATCGCCAATTCCATCGTCAATCTTTGCCATAGCAGCAGCAAGTTCGGAAATCTCGAACTGATGTGCAATGGTTTTTGGGCTAGCATACAATACATCATATACTGGCTTCAATGGACTTAATCCATCTGTTGCACTTGTTGTAAATGCTGCATTTTCCGCTACACCACCAATTGCTGCTTCTGTTAGAGAACCATGACCAGTTCCACCAGTCGTAGCCCAAACATCTGCTCCGCCACCAATTGCTCGCTCCTTTAAGATGCGCCAACCGGAGGAAGACCAAGGTTTCTTAGGTAAAATACTTAATGCGTTAATTTCGCGGTTAAGCATTGACCAAACTTTCTGTCCATAAATATGGTTGTAAAGCCCACTACCGTTAAAAGCAGATTGAAGAGTTACATCGTGAGCGGAGTGAATACCTGTTTCTGCTCCTGCTCCCTTTAATAACTGCATTCCACCCATACTACCGTAGGTTGCTCGTTCTAAATCCTGAATTGTTCTAATTGTGTTTACACTCATTTATATCACTCCTGTAGTTCGCGGGCAAGTTCGTTAACTTCTTCCCACGTTAGTTCTCCAATGTTTTGCATCTTTAAGAGCATTTCCTCACTTAACTGTGGTCCAGCAGCAACGCTCTCAACCTGCTTTGCGATAACATTGTTATTGCTTTCTAATGACTTGCGAAGTTCTGCAAACTCGTTCTTGAGTGCAGCGACTTCAGCAGCAGCGTCGTAATTTGCCTTAGCAATATCTTCTGCTTCTGACTTTAGTTCTTGCTCGTAAAGGTTTTCAAACTGCTCCTTGATTACATCATAGGCGCGGGCCTCTTCCTTTTCTAACTTAAACTGCTCGTAAGCCTTTGCGAGAGTTTCCTCGCTTAAGTCCAATGAGTTAATACTCTCGGACTTTCGTGTGACGAAATTCTTAAATTCGCCACTGTAGCGTCCAGTTAATGCACCATCAATGCGGGACTGACCAGTTTCGTTGTGTCCGTATACTACGGACTCAGCCTTATTTTCCTCGTCGTCTAACATCTCTTCGTCATCATCTTCAGCCTTATCCATAAGATTCTCTAGTGGGGCTTCCATGGATTCCTCTTCATCTTCCATCATAGGTTCCATAAGTTCCTCGTCCATTGAATCATCTTTCTTAATATCAACTTGGTCGCGCAATGCTGCTACAACGTCGTTAAATTCTTCTAATGCTTTTGCAATTTCTTCTGACATTTTATCATCTCTTTTATGTTCTTTAACAATATCGAATTTCGCTTCGGGGTTTATGCCTTCTTCACAAATCGTTACTTCGTGTAACTCCAACTTATCTATCTCCTTATATGTTCCAACATCGGGGTCGTATCTATTCGACTTGTGAAGGGCTTGACCTCCGATACTAAAAGAACGTAGATTTCCCCTACGAATCTCACGTCCTACTTCTCTTGCTTTCTCAATATCTTCTCTAAGTTTAATAACTACAAAAAGTCCTGTATCATCAACCTGAGTTTTTAATACATTACCTTTTGAGTCCGTCCAATTATTAATCACTTCTCCTACCTGCACATTGGAATGCGTTATCATAACATTTTTATAATCACCTTTCATGAACTTATCAGATGCTTCCTTAAGTGCATCTAACGTAATTAGGTCATTTTGCTTATCTACTACATCTACTGATGCGTAGCCAGCAATTACTAAAGGTTCGTTTCTACTACCCTTTAGAATAACCAGTTCACTTCCGGCTCCAAAATGCGCTCCTAGCATATTTGTGCTTAACGCCATACTCAGAGGTTAATCCTCTATACTATATAAAGTTAATCGGAAAACTTGAGTTTTTTATACTTATCGTCGTAGATATTTACAAGTCCTTCATCGCTTGTCTTATCTGTGGGTTTGGTTTTATAACCTGTCCATACTATCCACTTATTCTTATCTTTAAATGGTACGACCCGATAGTGTATCTTCCCATCATACATTTTTGAATCAATTATGTATTCGTGATAGCCATTTCTTTGACTACCAATTACTGCACCACCTTTAGATAATAATTTTACTTTATCCGCATCAGTATCTATTTGTGCTAAAAACTTGTCAGCCTTACCAAACAAATTATACATATCTATGTCTTCACTTTGTTCTATTCGCCAGACCATTTCTTTTCCTTTGTGTTTTATTACAAAATTAAGGTCTTTGTCCTTTCTTCGCCATAATTCAAACGTGGTAGGTTCTTCTTTTAATTCTATTTTATCATCATTATAAAAAAGACGCGCAGGCTTATCATATAGAATACCATAAGCATTACCACGCTCACGTAAAAACGCAGTAACTTCTTCTTCTAACTTTTCACCCTTACCCTTAAATAATCTACTAAGTATACTATTCATATTTTCAGCACGGGAGATTATTTCTTTTACAGATACTTTGGCATCTTCTTGAGTCATATTGCTTACTAATGTCATTAACATAGCACTATCCTTTAGATACTTATTACCCAGTTCCTCCTTCCAAAGTTCTATATCAATAGTAGCATTTTTTGCCATGAGGTTATTTTCTTCAAACCCGTGAACGATAAAACCTTCCATAGATAGTTCACCTTTAATAATTGCAGACCCATGTATGTTATCTGTAATTACATATGATTTAGTTAGTGCTTCAATAGTATAATCTGATAATCTTTTTTTGTTATCTTCTGAAAGGAACTTTAAGGTAATAATTCTTTCCGCTTCTGTTACTTCAGGTATTTCGACAAATTTGGCAGAGTAGATAGAAAATCCTTTTTTATTTGCTTGAACTTCGTCAACCTTAACTCTAATAATATCTCCAACTTCTACCTTTTCTTTTGTATTTAGAGCCTTTCCAACGTTAAGGTATTTTTTACCCTCACGTTCTACAACTGGTTTATATTCATCATCGTCATCCATAGGTCCAGCACCTAATGTGTAACTATAAGTCCCATTTTTATTTTCTCTAACTTCTAATACCATTAAATCTAAATCTACGAATTTTTTCCATTTAACCCACTTAGGATTTTTCTTTTTACCAATAACATATGATGACTTACTATCTTTAATAACTACTCCTTCTGATGTCGGGTTTTGCATTATTTCCTTTGCGTAATCTTCTATCTCTTCGTATGAATCTGCAGAGCGCGTATCTCGTTTAGATGGGAATTGTATTTGGTCGTCGCTTAATGCAGAATATTCTTTAAAGAGAGTCATAATTCTTTCCTCTAACTTCTTAGCGTAAATATCTTCACCTTGATGGCGAAGAATATCGAATACGTGAACTTTGATATCTGCCTTAGCGTCTTTTTTATTAATGTATGCGATTGTGTCAGCCCTATGTAGAGGCTCATTATCTTTGTAAAGAACTGCTTCCGCATCTAGAATACATTTTGGAAACGCGTCCTGTTCTAATCTTTTTACTTGTTTTGGAAACTTATCTGTAATATCTCTACCATTAAATGAAAATATTTTTACAGTTTTAAGTTTGTGAATCTGAATACGAAGACCGTCAAATTTTTCTTGAACAATCCATTCGCCTGTAAACCCTTTAAGTTCTTTAAGGTCATCAATCTCGAATATTCTATACATAGGTTTATTTGGCATAATAAAAGTGTTTAGTTTAGTTTGGTCTTCTTTTGATATAGGGCTAGATGTAGCAATTTCACGCAATACATCTAGAACTAATTTTGCATGGGATGTTGTGACATTTTTTGCTTGATTAAGTCGAGTAAGTGGTATTCGTAGTTCAACGTATGATTTAAGATGTTCGTCATCTTCCATACTCGTTTCTAGTTCAGAAATAAGTTCTGCCCATTCACCACCATAGGTCTTTGGGTCTTCTTTGGCGGTAAGATATAAAACCCTACAGTGATTATATTTTGGCATCCACCTATTAACCAAAAGAAACATCCCCTCTGTCGTCTTTTGGTTTGTCGTCTTTTGGTTTTTTCATTACTTTAAATATCATATCTATTAATGGTTTTTCGGCTCTCTCTGGGTCCCCTACTCCTAAAATATCTTCTAACATTAATGTTAAACTTAGTTGACCACTTTTATGTCTAATTTCAGGTTTGAAATCACGAGCGTTAAAATCTATATTAAAATTTGCTGAAGCGTCTGATGTGGTAATTTTATAGTTATTAGGAAATCTTACTTCTTGTTCAGTCCCAAAACTAAATTCACCGGGGTCTATGCCGGTATATTCTATGTCAATACCTATATTTTTATCTTGTAAATATTTAGTAATAATACTCATTATAGTAGCACGTTGAGAAGCAGATAATTTTGCTTTTAGGATAATTTTCCAATCCACATTAAACCACCTAAAATCTGTCCTTAGTAGGCTCGTCTTCATCCTGTGGTCTATTTGCTCTTTTAGCGGAAACTTTTGTTGAAGCCTCTTGCTCGACTAATTTGCCCAACAACATGTTCACAGATTTTACCTGTTCAGCAATTGCTTTAAAAGAAGCAGCCATTTCTGGTAAAGATTCCTTTACTGATGGTTTACGCTTTTTACCCATTACTGGACCTCTTTCCATAGGACCGGCTTCATCATCCATAGGTTCACGGTCTGCACCACGACCTACATACTTTTGTCCTGCCAAATCTCTATTTAGTTTACCACGACCATATGCCTTTTTCATTGTTGCTGGTTTATTTGGCTTTGCTGCACCACGAGGAATAGAACGTGGGCCTAATGGACCGTCATC